AACAGAAAATTAAGGATGAGCGTTCGGCAATCATGAACCGGCTATGGCTTGAGCGAGATAACCCAGAAGGCTTTTCGGACGCGCTTGACCGTGCAATTGAGTTCAGCGCAAAACATCCGGGAGTGCCTATTACTGGAGAAAAAATTAATAAATCATTCCAGAAGAGAGCTAGACGCGCTGCGGAAGTTGAGGCCTTCGGTGCCGATCTAGATAAGAAACTCCGTCCAGAGCTTATGGACATGGGTGACTTTGCAGACGATGAATAAAAAAACCCCCGGCCAAGAAGGAGTGCCGGGGGTAAAGACAGCAGGAGAAGCAACGTGAAAGCAACGTCGCGCTCCCATAATACTACCGAACTCTCCAAACTCGCAAGCCACGTATACCTTCCTCGATTACAATCTTACTAATTACTTTGTAGCCGAGTCGGCGTGAGATTTGCTTAACATCTTCTTTGGCTTGATATGCGTGTATACAAGGAACAAAGAAGGAAGAGTTTATACAAAACTTTTTCCAGTTAACCGTGTACGTGACTCCATCAACTACCATCAGTGCCGGTGGCTATCGCTGGGCTATCTTGATCTAAAGCAGAATCGGCGTTGGCTGCACCAATATACGTATCAGGATCAAGGAAATCACCACGGGCGCAGTCAAACACGTAGGTATCTACCGGCGGAGTGCTAGATAGCTTAGTGCCCTTAGACATCCGCTTCTTAACTGTGCCGACATAGACTCCTTCCGCTGCCAATGCGTTCAGCACATCTTTGAGCGTGATCTGGTTCTTAGAGCAGTACTCCCTAAACTTCTTGGAGACAAGGAACAGCTTCTGAGTATCCGGCTCCATGCGCACCGTCAACTCCCCTCGTGGCTCCAGAATCGGCAATAACTCAACCCCCGTGCGTTTATCGATCTCGTCGTTAATTACCAAGGTATTCTGACGCTGCTCGTTCCAGTACTCTCCTATCACACTAGCGTAGCTAGATGCTGGGGGCTTAATCTCCTGACGCATCTGGGTAAACTCTTTGACCATCCACTTAAACACGTTGCCGACATCGATGTCGATCAAGCCAAGCCTACGGGCGAACATAGCACCTGCGATATTGCAAGCTGCCACGCCTGACCAGAAGCGCTCTCGGTTTGTGAAGCCAATCTTGCGGTCAATCAGAAGCTGGATGTCCTTAACCTCTTTGATACGTTCCTCAAGGTTGCAAACCAAGTCACGGATGTAGATACGCCCCGCATGACCGTAGTTGGAGTACAGCTTGGGGAATAACTCGTCGGCTTCCTCTTTTGTTAGCACCTTAGTTTCAGGGATGCTGTATTCAATTACCCGCATCAGCTCACCGTCTGCCGTTGCCTTCAAGGACTTCAGCTTGTCCACTGCCGAAGCGTTTGACGAACACAGGACGATTGTTTCCCATCTGGCAAAATTACTACGCTCGGCGTTAACACTGGACTGCATCCTAGCCCTACCCCTACCCTGCGAAGCGGCATATGACAGGTCGGAGAACTCCTCTGGGGACATTTTAGTAAGCTCATCACAGCCAAGAGCGAGGTTGTTCATTACGCCCAGACGGTGCAGCTTGACGTTCATGGTGTCTCGCTGAATAAGCATTATTTCTTCTGGGTGCCCGTAGATGCTGTGCATCGCCTTTATTGCTGTGGTCTTACCGGTGCCAGACTGATTGTTAATCATGTTAATCAAGGCACCTTTCAAGTTCAGATGCTTCAATAATGGTGCGCCGAATCCGGTAAAGAACCCGAAAGCCATAGGCTCAAGCCCCGGCATACCATACACATTAACGACGGTCTTCCACTCTTCCAACGATCCTACTGGGATAAAGTAGTCGGCCAAGGGTGCGGTGTAACTTGATGGGGGACTATAGCGGTCGCCATCTGCACAAATCTCGGTGTCGCCAACAACGAACGAACGGTTACTATCTGTCCAACCAAACTGAGTACGCATAATGTCTGCTCCTTCTCTGCATTGCAGTTCTTTTGTAAATCTGACTATGTAGGCCATGATCGCTTCCATCTGTTTCTTCATAGCGATAACGCCAAACCATGCCAACTTTTCTCGCAACTTCTCTGTGGTCAGCAGGTCAACTGCTGGTAATGCAAACTCCCGCACACCATCTTTGGGGGTGTGCAATCGCATCCAGACAACTTCACCATGCTGTGGGTCTTTCATACGCTTTACTACATACAGGTCATGCTCGTAAATAAGCGCGGCATCATCATCCTCATCATCTGACTTCCTGTACACCCCACCGGTTTTCCCGCGAAAGTAGGGGTATGGGTACTCAGGCACGGTATAAGTCACCGGCTTGCTTACGTCTGATGCAGTAAACTGAATGACGTTATCTTCTGGGTCTGCCGCCACAATCTCCTGCCCAAGAACGATAGGAGAAGTAATCTTGCCTTTGTTTGGGCAGTCGCCACATACGCCCGGATGAATCTTGTCAAACGCATCGCAGGTATACGGCCCTTTGATTCTTACTGCTTTCTCTGCTGTCACTACGGGAGAATAGTCAGGGTGCTTGGAAGAGATGTCATGGATAGCTTCGTCCATATCAACGCAGTGAGCCGCTATAGATAGCGCGGCCCGCCAACGAGGTTCTTCTAAACTTTCCTGATCTGCAATCGCCGAAGCCAACTGCGGACATGCGCCATCACGCTCAACCTTCATCATGATGGTGGAGAACCGAGACTGCTTATTCCCCATCAACGACTTTGTTAACTCATTAATCTGAGTACGTGCGTATTCTGGTACTTCTTCTAGCGCACCTACTACCCCTTTAAATTCTTCGTAACTAGTCTCCACCCCGTTGCACATCAGCACCACATCTAGCGGAGGATCGCCTTTGGTGTTGAGAGTTCCGGGGATACGGAGTATTGATGCTGCGTCAGCAGTACGTGCTGGGTCTGCGTGAAGTCCACGTTCATGGCAGATGACTTTTAACCTATCAGCAACGGCTTTCCATTGCAGTCTAGTTATAGCTTCCTTAAGTGGCCAATAAACATGCACCCCACGACCAGAGTTAACTAGTGTCGGTTTTGGCAAGCCGAGGTCAGCGCAGAAGTGTTTAAGGGCTTGCACCCCATCACCCTGTGTTTCGTATGGCTTACCTTCACCGCAGTCGATATCCAACCAGAACGCTTTGATGTTCTTAACGTTGTCTGTTGTGCGGGTGCTGTTTACTTCATACTTGGAACAAGCAAAATAAACATCATAATGCTTTGCTAGTAAATCATCTATTTCTGTTTCAACTTCCTCTAAAGACTGCACGAAAATCTGCTTCGGCATTCCGGTCTTCTTTAGACCTACCACGCAGTACCATCCTTCATCGGAGAGTACTGCGGACAACAAGTCTGTTCTTGCCATTTTTATCGCCGCCAATGCCGAGGTTAAATGGAGAACTTAGCTTGTTTCAGCATGTTCCATATCTTTTCGGAGTTAATTTTACGAGGCAACCATTCCCCTACAAACCACTTGTAAATGGTCATCCTACTAACGCCAAAGTATTCGGCTACATCTGAAACAGGAATTTCTTTGGTAATGCAGAAGCGCCCCAACGCAACGCCGGGGCTTTCCACACTAGCCGCTAAGTTCGCTTTGATGATTCGAGAAGCGTAACCACGGTTGTCCATAATTAATCATCAGTTGACCAACTACTGATCACCTCTGAAAAGTCCTTCTTAGCAGCGGGTTCAATGTCCTTCTTTGCAGTGCGTTTAATAGGCTCTGAAACGTCTTCAGTTTTTTCAACTTTGACCGGTGCCGATATTTTCTTCTTTACACCGTCTGTCGTAGCCGGAGTCTGCGCAATAGCTGCCTTCGCTGCTGGGCTATCACCTTTTTCACGGGCGGTTTCCCACTGCTCACGGGTCAAGAACTTCACTGGCTTGAACGTCAGCTTTGGAGTATCGGAGTCCGAGTCCAAACGCATCTCTGTTATGAGGGTGTTGATGTTCTTACCCTGTGAACCAACGTACTTGGCATACTGCTGGAACGGCATCTTGTCTACATCGCCACGCCCAAAGATCGACGTAGACGGCAGCGTGAGTTGGTATATATCTCCACCAATATCATCAGCCAGCAGAACAGCAAGACGTTGTTGGAATCGGCAAGCGCGGGAGTCACCATTACCAGAACCTTTAACGTTCTGTGGGCAACCTTCGCAGGTTTCGCCTTGTGGGGATTCAATGCTTGCGTCAGGGCGCTTACCATCATTTGACCAGCAGTCAGGTGCCGATGCTTCACCGGCGACGTACTTACCTTCATAGTATTGACGGGCAATATCACGGCCACCGTTAACGATGACAACGTTCATTGCACGATTCTCGTTCTTTGCAACTTCTTCACCCGATACCATGAGACGGAACACGCCCCCACGAATCGAGATACGCTTGGTAGATGTATTACCAGCAAGTGATTTAGTCAGGTCATCAAGCTCAACTTCTTTGAGGTAGTCGGGCAGGTTGTTTGATTGAAACAGTGTAATGTCGCTCATTGCGTTCTCCTAATTACTTACGTTTGATGGTAAATTCATATTCACTATCCACATGCAGTCCGGGCGGGTGTAAGTCTGGGTTACCCTCCATAAAGTCCTTCATGTTTGTTTGGTGAATACGTTTTTCTAAAAGCCCTAAAGCCGCATGGTCTTGCATAAAACCGTAAAAGCTTTCCCAATCGTTAGTCCAATAACGATTTTTTACTGTACGGTATGCGGTGTAGTCGGGAGTAGAAAAAGTGGTAGCGCCAGTCTCTCTAGATAGCTCAAGCAGTTTGTGTTTCAGAACTGCCATTTGATCTTCAAGTTCGGCGGTGTTTCTTTTATACGCACGATAGATGTCTTCTTTTCTATCGCGGATTTTTACATACGTCTCGATAATTTTATCGATGGGGGCATCAATTGCCATTGCGTTCTCCTTTGTTCGGCAATAGCCGATTTCGTATACTACCATACTTCTTTACATTGTCAAGAACTATTCGCTAATTTCGTTCTTGTATAAATCAATAATTTTAGTGTGGTATCCCAACTTATCTTGCAGCGCCGCGTAGAGTTTTGTCTCCACTGGACTGCCTTCGAGATGCACTACAGTAACAGGATTTTTCTGCCCTTGTCTATGGACTCGTGCATTTGCCTGAAGATAATACTCAATGGACGTTATTGGAGCGTACCAGATGACAACATTTGCAGCGGTCAAAGTAACGCCATGCGCAGCAGCTTGTGGCTGAATAAGCAATACCTTTGGATCTGGTTCTTCTTGAAACTTTTTAAATATTTCGGTGCGTTTGTTTACTGGTACGCTACCGTTAATTACTTCACAACTTATTTTTTGTTTTACTAAAAAATCTTTTACTAACGTAATGGTGTGCGTAAATGGTAAGAACACAAGCACTTTAGCAGTGGCCTCCTCAATTACTTCTAACATTGCGTTTAACCGATTAGAGACATCAAACTCTATTACGCTACCGTTGTCGGTGTAGACCGCGCCTCCAGCTATCTGTAACAACTTAGTAAAATTGGCTGCTGCGTTCACAGCGGAAACATCTTCACCCGCTGCGCTAATCAACATATCTTTCTTGAGTTGTTTGTAATATCTAATTTGCTGTGGTGACATAGGTACGTAGCGAGATACGTGGGTAACGTCAGGAAGGTCAAGGCACTCGGCTTTGGTATATCGAATTGCCGGTTGTAGCAACTTATGTACAGTCTGCTCTGAACTAGTCTTTGGCACCCATATAAACCTAGTTAATTGTGTCATCACACTATCTCTGAACGAGGTGTACAGTAATGGAGCGCGTTCGGGTACGCACATCTTTGCCAAACCGTAAGCATCTATCGGCGATTGCGCTGCTGGGGTGCCCGTCATCATCCACATCCACGTTTTGTGTGAAGTTATTTCTTTAAGTGCTTTAAATCGTTTGGTGCGATGATTCTTGTACGCATTGGCTTCATCAACAATAATTAAATCAAATCCGCCGTTTTTAACTTCATCTTTCACAATGTCGAGACCATCAAAATTTATGATGACGTACTCGGCCACGCCATTAATAATTGCTTTTATCTTGGAACGGTCACCATAGGCAATGTCCACGTTGCGGTGTACAGCAAACTTAAACAGATCGGCTTGCCACGCAGACTGCATAATCGACAGAGGGCATATGATAAGGACTCGGTTTATTGTCCCTTGTGTAAGCAAGTAATCAGACGCCCAAATAGCGGATGCAGTTTTGCCTGTACCTTGCTCGTTAAAGCAGAAGGCTCTTTGATTAACCGT